CCACCATAATTCATAGCTCCAGCTTTTAAACCTGAGCCAATACTTCCTGTTTGATCAAAGGTACCTAGACCTCCCATAACTCCTGCAAGAGCAGGGTTAAAAGGTGCAACAAACGGTGCAGCTTTAGTAGCAATTTCTGCTACTTCATTGGGTATAATTTTTCTAACGAATTTTTTAAGTGAACTTCCTAAACCAAAATTTTCTCTTGGTGTAACGTCCATAATTCCACCATTTGCTCTTAGTTGTCTGTTCATTAAAGATCTAGATATTGCCATAATTTAAATATATTTATACTGTTAAGCAGGCAACGAAATCCTGTGATAAGGTACTTTATTTGATTTTTTTGGTATCGTCAACTGCTTTTACAGGTCGTGTGGCTTGCCACAAATCATCTCTAAAACGACCGGTATATTGATGGTCTCCAACATGAGTAATATAATCATCTATATAGCCATATACTTTGCCACCTATATCTGCCCATCTTTGACAGAAACCAAAGTCTTCTCCAAAATAACGTTTAGTTTTAGTATCATGCAAAGTGTCAAAAAGATTATACATATTGTCTTTCTTGACTTCTTTACCGTTAATGATAGTAGGTTGGAAAATTTCTAGTTCAGGATAAGCTTTAATCATCTTATCAAACACTTCTCTCTTAATTAACATGCATCCCGTAGGAGCATGAGTAAGCTCAACAACTCCTTTATCTACTGTTATTGAGTGAGGATCTTTTACTTTAACTGGAAAAGTGTGCCCTGCTGTAGCTAATTCTTCAGCGTTTGTAACAGCGTTTTCTTTAATAGTAGTTCTTCTCCACATCTTGTCCCAATTTAAATCTTTCATAGGGTAAGGACATGATATAATATCTTTATCTTTTTCAAGCATTTTAAAAATAGTGTTTGCTTTAAAATCTATGTCAGAATCTATAAACAATAAATGAGTGTAATTCTCAGGACCATTCAACATTTCTGCTACACATAAATTTCTTCCTTGGGTTACTAGTGAGGATTTTAATAAAGTAAAACTTACCATTATTTTCTTTTGCCAACACTCCATTTGAAACTTTAAAACCGCTTGAGTGTAATGCATACTTACATCGCTATGACAGGGAGTACATACCATAATTTTATGGGGAGAACGTCCTAAATTTATTTCTACAACCTCTGTACCTGAGTCTACTTTGTTTGTTTTTATCGTTTGATAAGTGTCTGCATTAAGTGTAGTGACTTTGTTTTCATTAAACCATATAGGTTCGTTAGGCTTTCCCATGCTGTATTGCTCCTTCTAAAAATTTAGTCCAAGAAGATGCTTGCTTAGGCCACCCGTAATAAATTTTTGCATAACTCGATTGAGAATCGAGATGATTAATAATACTTTTGTCATGTAGAGTTTGAGCTGCTGCTTCTATCCCATAAGCAAATTTTTCAGCTAGTCCTCTATAGTTTTCATCATAAGGTATGTACATTGGAAATTCTGCACCGGTTTCAAATAGAGCTCCATAGTTCGTAGTAATACAATATAGGCCCGCGGCCATAGATTCTAATAAAGATATACAAGAAGTTTCTTCAAAGATACTCGGGTAAACATACATGTTATAGTTATGTAAATTGTCTAAAATATAATCATTGGGTTTATATCCAATGTAATTGACATTAGGTAAGTTTCTTGCTTGTTCGTATAAAGATTCATAGTCCTTCTCATTTTTTTCATAAAAACTCTTACCATATACTTCTGTCGATGAATAAACATCTAAAGTAATTAAAGGGTTTTTAACAAGTTGCATTGCACCTAGTAAAACTGAAAGTCCTCTCCAGGGTGTGTTTTGATGTATAATTTTAAGAGGCTGTCCTTGTTTGTAAGGAGCAGCTTGTTTTATATCTTTGCCTAAACCATTTTTTATCACAATGCATTTATGATTAGGTAGGTTATACATCATTCTAAATTTTTCATGACTCCAATGAGAATTGAATACATACCAATCATATTTGTTATGATTAGATTTATCACTCATCCAAGGGGCTATATTAGGTTGATCGTATGAATTTTTTTGCCAAAGTATATTTAACTTTGTGGGATGTAATGGAATTTTCTCAGGGACAGATGTACAAATTTCAACTTGATCCAATAACTTAGGATCAACGTATTTTTTTAAATATTCAAACTGTATCTCTGTTCCGCCTTTAGGATTTTGGTTTGTCATTATTTTGATTCATTACTTTCTGTAAAACGTTTAGTCCTTTCGGTGACACTTGTATTTCAACATCTTGAGCAATATCTGCTGCAGTTGTTATAGTGTTTGGATTTACTATATCCGCATCTCTTTCTGCTTCGTCTTTATATACCTTATTGGTTTTAGTATTTCTAATAATCACTGTAGTTGTACAATTTATTTTTAATATATCTTTATCCATTTTGCTGTGACCTGTCTATTAAAGCATAACTAACAATACCTGATATTTCATTTGCTGTTCCTGCTTGCATTTTTATAACATCTCCTGCTTCTAAATTCAAGGTGTTTTTTAACATATCAACTGTTTCTTTATTTAATGACTCATGGCCAATTTGAACATCTGCCCCTGCTCCATTTTTTCTAATAAATAAATCAGTATCGACAGCACTAGCCGTGTCATGCACTGCTTGAACTGTTTTAACTATTGCAACAGAAGACGTAGTAACAGTCAACACTGTGGTCACATTAGTAGTAGTCAGATCAAAAGTTTCGTTTCTATATTGTATAGTCATTAGGATAAAAAATAATTATAGGTATCTTGTTCTTCTTTTAAATCATTTTGAAATGAAAAATTTAATTCATCTTTTAAAGTATTTAAAGACTGTAGAATTTGTCTTTGATTTTCTACTTCATAATCTTGTTTTGGTTCAGGTATGTATGCAGTTATTTTAGCCATTATCTTCTTCCATCAGGTTGTGCATCTAATCTTAATGTACCATAACGCCAAGTTTCACCCACAGCGTCATTAGCTATTTGAATCGATACAAATCTTGCTCGTGCACGTGTGTCTATTTTATCAGTAGTAGTGCTGATTGTAAAGGGTCCTAAAGAAGAGCTCACTGCTGTCTCACTTGGGTAATCATTTAAATATAAAGTAATTTTTGAATTACCGGTTAATATTTTAAAATCGGGTATAAATCTTTTAACGGACATTATATATTCTCCGTCACCTGTAAAATCCGCTATATTATTATTATTAGTTATCTCAAAATCTCCAGATAAAATAAAAGCATCTATAGAAGTTGTACCGCTACTATTAATTTGATCAGTTCCGGTTTCTTGAGCATAGTAGGTTGATGCACCGTACTTATTAGTTATTCCTTGTATTGGAAAATTAGGGGTTGTAGTGCTACCATAATCGGTTGCATAGGGTAGGTTAAACACACCTTGATCAGCGTAAGAACTCCTAGCTAAAGAAGAAGTGGTCCAACAATCCTCACCATAATTATAAGTAACCAATCGGTCAATTTGAGTCGATCCTGCTTTTGGATAAAACCAATTTATCTCATTATATAAAGTATTGTGTTCACAGTAAACTAATTGACTAGAACTATAATTAACTCCTAAGTTATCTCCAGATGTTGTAAATACAAAATCTTCAACAAGACAAGGTAACATTTTAACCGTACCGTCATACATAAAAAATCCACCTTCACCTGACATCCAAAAGACAACACCGTTAGAATAACTTAAAGCGTTTTGACCAATTAAACCACAATTCGTACCTACTTGTCTAACTGAAAAAGTAAAGGGTGGACCCACATATTGAATAACGTATGCGGATGAATCGGTCAATACTAATGTATAATCTTTACCGGATACAGCTCCTACAATCACATTACCTTTATCCAATCTAAACGTTCCTGCGGTATTGGTTGCTGTTGGTTGATAAGTATTAAAGTTTTCTTGATCTGAAAATCTTATAAACATTGGATCTTGTGTCGTTGGATCTCCAATAGTTGTTTCTGTACCAAAATGAAATACGTGTCTATCTCTATCTGAAACTTGAGTTAATCTAGTTTTAGTGGGTGCATTAGCCATAACTGTTGCTCTAGTGTCTCTTGCACCAACGGCTCCGGCGTCCCAAGTAAATGTTTTACCATTTATAATAGTTGCAGTAAGTATTTGACCAAAATTATCTAGTGACCATAAACCTGGATCTAATACTACACTTGTTGTAGTTCTTGCTGTTCCCCAAGTAGAGTCTCCCCAGTAAGAAGTACCCCAACCAAAGTTAGCAGTTTGAAAAGTTGGACCCACAATAACATAAGGATCAATTTCTGCTGAACCTGTGCCTGATGTTGTAGCCGCTGAATTTGAGGGCATCGTAATATCAAATGCATTAACTGTAACATTTGTAATTTCAAAGGTGTTATCGGTAAAATCAGTTGTTGCATAACCTGATCCTGTTGGAACGGTTACACTAG